TCAAAAGCAATGTGTAATCTTCCTTGCTCAGACCATACAACACGGTCAGAAGCCATAGGCATTTCAGCGCCTACCATTCTTAAGAATCCAGAAATAGTTCTGTTACCATATCTTTCAACTTCTTTTTCATATACCTCAGGCAGAAACTGCTGAGTAAAGTCCATATCTCCTAAAGAGATGTAATTGTCTCCAAATAATCCTTTCACTGGACGTGGAGTCAGGTGATTTAATGCAGCACCTGTATTTGCAATCGCCATAATTTTAAATTTTTAAATGTTTATCTTCTTTTTTTAATTTTAAAGCTAGAAGCATTTTGACTATCACTTGGCACAGCGCGTATACTCCATCCGTTAGACATAGTTGTTTTTTCGTGACTCCCTCTCGGAGCCATATCTATGTTCTTAGACTTAAATACGCTCTGCTTTATTGCGTCAGCTTTACCTTGTTCGTAAAAATGACTAGCAATAGCGTCAGCATTCATAGCTGTGAATAAGGACTTATGATAACCTAAAGCATCTGACATTTCGTTTTTTTCATTCAAGAACTTCTTGACAAAATTATTAATGTCGCTCTGGGTATTCTTAACTCCTTGAACGTCTTTAACTTTAAACCTAAATTTTTTATCACCAACAGAATAATCAAAACCTTTGAAATCGTTGTTGAAAAGTTTTTCGGTTTTATTTAAAAACGTTTTTTGGTTTTGCTCGTTAGTTTTAGAATCTTCATTATATCGATTAAAAAACTCTACGGCTTTTTGCTGTTCAGGATTTAATCTTGATCCAGCTTTTATTTCTTCATAGTACTTAGACTTTAAGCCATCTAAGTGTTGCTTAGCTCGCATTAATTCTTCTTTACGAGCTATTTTCTTTTTCTTTATATCTCTTTCATCATCTAAATCTTCATCATACTGAAACTTTTCTTCCATTAAAAAGCTTATTTCTGAAGCATCTAAATGAGGTTTAGTTGTTTCATAATACTCTCTAAGTAATTGATCTTCGTTTAAACTAGAGTAATCTTGATTAAGTTTAACGTAGTCTTCAAGAGTACCACCTGTTTCGTTCATAAAGTCTACAACTTTTTGAACACCTTCTGGTAATTCTACACCCGATTGCTTTTGCTCTTCAATAGCTTCAGATACTTCATTACTTAACTGTTCGGCTTGTTCTTCAACTTCTTCTTCTGTTATTTCTTCAATAATGGATTCTTCAGCTTGAACGGGCTCTTGTTGCTGTGGTACTTCTTCAACCACTTCTTCGCTAGATTCGGCTTGTTGATCAGCATCCACTGCATTTGTTTCTTGCTCTTGAACGGCATCTTCTATTGGTTTATTTAATTCAGATAAATTAACTTTTATAGTACCATCATCACTTTGTGACACTGGACTACTTTCAGTCGTTTCAGTAGATGTTGTTTCAACTACTTCATTTGTTTCTTTTTCTTCCATGATAAGATATTATATAATTATTTGTTATTATTATCACCTAGGTTCGAAAGAACCTAATCCTATACCAGCAGTTAATACATCATTACCGGCTGATTCAAAATTTTGAGACGGTGAATTGTTTTGTCTCTGTTCTATTAGTTTACTTTGTTGAGATGCTTGAATTTTTGTTCTTTCATCTTTACGATCTTCTTTCTCTTGCTCTTTAGTTTTTTGCCCATCAACTTCTATGCCTTTTAATTGCATATTGTATTCAAACTCTTGAGCCATTAATTCTTTTTTGGCTTGAACTTCAGCCTGAAGTTTTTGTAACTCCAATTGGCCTTTGAGCTGTTCTAGTTCCGCTTTTTGAGCTGTTAAAGCTTGATTTTTTTGCACTTCAGCTTGAGCAGCCACTTGCTGAGATTCCGCGTTCATTTGAGCTTGAGCTTGCATGTTTTGCTGCTGCATTAACTGATCTCTTTCTAACTTCTTCTTTCTTCGAAGTTTAAGCAATTGATTAGCTAGTTTTAAATTTCTAACTTCTCGAATATCAATAGCATCGTCTAAATCAATTAAACCAGCTGATAAAGCTGTTTGTATGTTATTTTCTAATAATGCTTTTTCTTCTTCATCAGGCATTAACTCTATAAATATACCAAAGTCATACAAGTGTAGATCTTCCATTTCTTTTAATGTAGCTACATTGTGCCCACCTATTTTTTGAATAAACGCTTCTTTTGATGGCGAATACTCTAGTATATCTGATATTCTAAGAGATAAGCATTCTGCTAATGACGATGTTAAATACAAACCACCTTCTAATATGTGTCTAGTAGCTGTATTTGAGTTTGCAGCCGCTATTTTTTGTATTCCAACTAAAGCTTTAGAGTCAGGCATGCTACCATCTCTAGCTTCATTCAAGCCGGTCACGTCTCTTATCATTTGTAGATAATAATTATAAGTGCTAATTAACGCTTGTAATTTATTACCACCGCTACCTGATGTTATTTCTTGTATAGGTACTTTTCCAGGATTAATGTCACCATCTTGAGTAAATGATCTACCAATTACAGAACCTGTTTGAAAAAACATGTTTAATGCTTCTTGCGGATTATAATTAGTACCATTACCTAAATCTATCTCAGCTAAACCATCAGCATCTAAATAAACACCATCTGGAACCATTCTAGACATCACCTGCTGAAGCTTTAAGTGTGTAAGCTGTATCATATCAGCAAAACCTGTTACTCTACTTACAAGTGATTCTATTTTTCCTTTATACATTCTAGGAGCAACAATACTATAGTTCATTAAAACTTTAGTTTGATCACTTTTAGGCCTCATCATATTTTTAGCCATTTCCCACTTTAAAAGCTTATCTGTACCCAGTATTAAAACACCTTCATATAAAACTTCTAATGATCTAGAAACCTTGCTAAATTGCTCATCAAGCATTTCTGCTGGAGGATTAAATTTATCGTCTTTAGCTATAGCCTTAGAGGCTCCAGTAGACGTTTCTTTAACTTTATAAACCTCATTCATGTAGGTTTTATAATTAAAGTATAATATTTGTACGCTGTTAGAATCAGATTCGTCGTAATTAGTTATAGTTCTATCATAAAAACTTCTACTCTGATAACCTTGCTTCGATATAGATCTTAAATCCTCATCAGTTAGCTCTGGAAATTGTTTCTTTAATTCATTTATATGAACTGACTTTACCTCACCAACGTAGTAGACGTCATCAAAATAAGGTGACTCAGTATAAGACCAAACCATATTAGCTGGATCACAATACTCAACCACAACACCTTCTGATTTTGAAAACCTATTTTTAACAGCACCTATACCTATTACCGCTATGTCGTAGTAAAATCTTTTTTTAGTTAAGTCGTATCTGTTGCCATCTAGCAGTGTATTTATAGCTTGCTCTTCAGCTATTTCAACTTGTTGCTTGTAAGAGAGTTGCATATGCAGCTCTAACTCTTCCATAGATTCAGGAAGTGTCTTAGGATCATTTTCATATAAACTTATACCAAACTCGTCTTCAACAAATTTATTTATGTCAGCTGTTTGCATATCCCTTATTATACTTTCCATATACTCAGTGCGTTTACTTACACCGTATGGATCTTGAGAATATGCTTTTATATCAAAAGCTCTGTCTGATATACCATTAACAACTATATCTACAAACTTAGGAATTATAGGTACTGGCTTCCAGTCTAAATTAAGGTAAGATAAATCACCATTTATAGATAACTCATCTTTATACTTTTGTATTGACTGTTCACCTCTAGCATACAATCTTAATCTGTGAAATGTGTTTTGATTACTTTTATATCTGTTTGTACCAGAGTCAGATTTAAACCATTCATCTTGAATAGCTCTACCAACTCTAAGACCGTAATCATACGACATCTTTTCAGAATCACTAGCAACTTGACTAGGAAAAAAACTTTTTACAACTGACTCAGCCATATTTTATTTTATTATTTCTGACATAGTACCGCTATTTTTATACTTTGCGATATTAATATTTAGTTTCTGCTTTTTGCTTTCTGGGTTTGGCCTATATAAATTTCTATTACAAGCCATTATAGCTAACCCTGAGCTTATGGAGGCATCAAAGTTAGTCCTTTTATTTATATCAAATCTAGACCAATCATTCAATGTTCTTTGAAAATACATCGTGCCATATTGACCTTCGTTGTTTAAGCCAATGTATTGATCTATATATGATTCTATAGCTGCCGCGTGAGCTTGTTTTATATCCTCACTTGAATTAGGTATACCACCTATTTCTTTTTCAGCTACAGACAACTTCGTCCACAGCTTGTCCGGTCTATTCATGCTATAACCTCTATATCCTCTTCTTTTCAAATAGTACAATAATCTTGGTTTATTATTTTCAGCCAATAAAGGCATACCATAAAAAACCAAAGCCATTAGTACGTCTTCAAAAAATATTTCAGCCGTTGGAGGTCTAGATATATACTCTAGAAAGAAAGAGTTAGATGGTGCGTTTTCCATATTAAACTTTGTTAAACCGTGTAATGCACCATTTGATCCTCTACCACCTACCGTACCTGATATGTCATAACTATCGCAGCCAAAAGCACCTATATGCTCGTTTCCTGGATATTTATAACCGTTTTTTGTTATAAATCTATTTTGAAGATTATATTCTGGAACCCAAGAAATATTAAATCTACCTTTTGGATTTGGAGTAAACTCTACTAGAGTATCTTTAACACCATTTTTCCATTGAAAATTACCTGTGGTTATAACACTTGTATTTTTTAAATCTTCATTGTAATCTATTTGCTCGTATATTTTTACTAAATTAAATAGACTATTTTTTGTTTCATCTCTAAAAGCGTGCTCCTCTGTTCTTGGAAACTGTCTATAAAATTCATTTAATGCATCTTGATCATCTTTTAATCCAGCAGCTTCATTTTCCCAGTGCTCTATAACACCTACTTCTATTTCATCACCGAAACTATCAACGCATTTTTCATGTGGGGTGTCGAATACAGGTATTCCATAAGAATCAATGAATCCTTCGTAGTTCCATTCCATAGGTATGAACAGAGAATATAATCCCGACTTAGTCTGTCCATTGCGGTTTCTTTTTGTAACATCTGAAGCATAATAAAGCTTTTTAAAATTTGAGCCACCTTTATCTAAAGCGTTGGATGTTGAGCCCATCATACATTTACCTATAATTCTACTACCTAACCTTAATGTAGTCTTAGTGACTCTCCAGTTATTAAGTATATTGTCAGGTCTTTCCCACTTACCACTTTCATCATGCACTAATAGTTTTAACTTTTCACCATCATAACTATTATCACCTGTATTTTTCCAATCTATAGTTGTGTCGAGTCCTTCTAGATCTTCTACACCTTCTTTACTCTGTATAGACTTTCTAGTTAGTTTCGATGCTGGTATTCTATAAGCCAACTCTGTTTTAGGACGGTCCATACCATCTTGTATTGGCTTAAAGAAAAA